GATCAGAGTGTTCTGAGTTGGAGCCAGTTCAATCAGTGGAGTAAAGTCAACCTTGCGGTCAGTTTGAAAATCGAAAGCCATTATTTAGCGTCCTTATTAAAAGTTAGAAATTAAGAAGTCACAAGGACTTTAGCAGTCAGTTTCAGACCGACTTCTTCCAGAGCCGCAACACCAGCGTCATCAATCAGACTTCCATCTGAGTAAACAACTTTGAAGCGATTCAGGGTCAGGTCACGTTTAGCGACTACTGCTGTGAAGGTTTCACCAACTGGAACGTCAGCAATGTCAAAGGTAACGTCAGTCCATACCAGAACAGTAGCAGCGTCATTAGCAGAAGCAGCTTCAACACCAGCAGCGGTCAGGACACTACCAAGTTGCATTGAGGCAGTTTTAACCAGGTTGATTTCACGAACACAATGGCCTAGATCAGAAGAGAATACGTTTCCAAGTACCAGGTCACTGTAACGACCGAAGCCGCGAGAGTAGGTTTTAAATGTTGCCATTTAATAGATTCCTTTTAAATTATTTAGATTTACGGGCTTTCATTTCTTGAGCGCGACGAGCGATCAGGTCACTTGAGCTTTTAACTACAGCAGAAGCATTCTCTACAGAAGCACCTTTTTCAGCGGCAAACTCAGCTTTGATTGTTGCTACTTCGTCTTTAGCCTTATCGAAAGACTCAACGATGGCATCAGCTACTTCACTGTTTGCTACTAGGTATTTAACCAGCACGTCAACTTTTTCTTCTGACACGAAGCCATAAGATTTCAGGACGGTTGCGTAATCTTCTTCGACACGAGCTTGTTCAGCTTTACGAAGTTCTTCGAGTTCTGCTTGAGCTTTTGCAATCTCAGCCTGAGCTTCGGCTTGTGCAGCTTCTTTAGCTTCGGCGCTAGCCTTTTCTACAGCTTCTGCAATTTGAGCTTTCATCAGATCTTGGAATTCTGCTGATTTCAGAAACTCTTCTTTATTAAGTTCCAATGGGAGTTCTCCTTTTTGGATATCGGTTGTGTTTGCAGTTGATCCTGCGTGAGTTTCCTCTGCATTCACAGAGTTTTCTTCCGGTTTGGCCTTAGCCTTAACCAGTAATTCTTTTACGTGAGAGTGTTTGATTGTGCTCTTAACCAGACTAGCCAATGCTTCATCAATCATATCGTCAAAGTAATCGATAGAGATTAAAACCGCTCCGTCGAGAACTTGATAATCTGTGACAGGCATCACTGGATTAGCAGTATCTTCCAACTCAACAGTAAGTCCGTTAATAGTGAATCCGGCAGCATACAGTCCGAAGTCTGTAACAAAGACAACAAGGTTGTTATCAAAGTCTGCATCCACTACACTCACCCAACTCCAACCGTCAGAATATTTATCATTGACAGCAGATTGAAGAGAGTCCATAATCTGACTTACATAAGACTTACGCAGTTCTGTAATATCTTCGCCCAGAGATTTAAGAGTCTCTAGCTTTTCAAATGACAGTTCAGCGTCAGCCGCGTTATTCTTGAACATCAAAGGAGTATTAAATCCTGATGCTGCACCACCTTGTTCTGCGAATGTGTAAGCAATATGTGCTCCACAAGAGATATCGGATGCGGGTGCGGAGAAGTCGATATCTTCTAAATATGTATTAGACATTAAGTTATTCCTTTGCGACTGAGCGACCGAGAGCACCAATGCTAAGACCTTTCAGTACGCCATTTTTTCTTGCTTCAAACAAGTCTCTGTCGTAGAATTGAATCTTAACTAGGGGCGTTCCTTCTGTAACGAGGTTATCACCAATCATACAGTCAACTTCATTCACCCAGGCTTTAACTGGTTTGAACTGTTTCGTGTTTTTGATGTGACCTAAGTTACCTTGAACGTTGTTGATGTTCTCATTAAAGTTATCTACCATTTTGCGAATTTCAAGTTCTGACATTCGTTCGCCGTGCAAGTCATCATACTCTGGAGGACAATACATAACCTCAATGGCCTGCATTTTCTCTTCTGCAAATTGCTCAACTTTCAAAATAGGTAAACTGTCTTCTGTCTTGTCGGCAGAGAGTGCGCTCTTGTCGATTTCAACTTTTTCTGGAGCTTGTTGCAATGCCTTAGACAATGCGATAAACTCTTCTGGAGATAGGTTCAAAGTGTAGTTCCTTTTGAAAACATATATCCTATAAATCTCATTCTATAGGATATACGGTGATTTGTCAATAGCTTTTATAATATTTTTTAAAAATATTTTAATTAGCTACGTTCGCTACTGAATTATCGCGGGTGGCAGCAGTTGTTGATGTACCATTACCCGCTCCTGCGGCGATTCCATCTCCTGATCGAGAGCTAGGATCTGACATATATGTTTCAACATACTCTTTAAACTTCTCAGGGTCTGCTGCTACATCATCAGGAATCCTTTCTTTCATTCCCATCATTGCAAAGAACTCGTTAATAGTTCCTGGCGTCATTGGCAAGCCTTTAACACCTACAATTTTCTGGATTGCAGAAGATACAGTGTCGATATCTGGATCACCAATATCATCGCTACAGAACTTAGGCATATCTTCTTGTGAAAGATACATCCCATTAATTCTCAACATTGTTGGAATTACCTGTGTCTGGATTGCTTCAATGATCGTATCAACATCTCTTTCTACGTAATGAGAAAGTAGAGTTTGTTTGTTATCGGAAAGAGATAGACTACCACCTTCCCCGCCGCCCATAATAAGAACACCTGCACCGAACCTGTTAAAGATATCAAGCTGGCGTTGCTTAATCAGAGCCTGTGTGTCAAACTGCTTACCGCTTCCCTGAACACCCTGAAACACTAGGTCATATTGACGCATAGATGTGTTTTCATAGATATCAGAAGGCAACACCATATACGACTGTTCACCAGCGTGTAGGTTTGCAATGTTCGACTGTAATACGCGAAGTGACTGAGCCTCTTCCCCGTTAGGGTTTAGAGATGCACGGTTTAGGATTGTACCTGGAACCATCAGTACTGGCATACCACCTAAGTCTTTGCTCACACCAACAACTTCATACTCTTGGATAAGAGTTTTCTCTCTCCAGCTACGATATACAGAAGCCAGTGGACTTACGCCGAGAGGGTTGTTATCGGTGATGTTATTTCCAACCAGTACACACTTCTGAATCGGAATAGACTTCTTACCGATCAAAGATTGTGGCAATGCTTTACTCAGCATACTGCCTGTGATGTTCTGGTTTACTGAGATGATCTCCCGACCGTCATCACTGTACGTGAATGGAGTTGTCAAATCAATTGTATCTTGTGGACGGAATCCAAGTTTCTGTAAACGGTACATACCGAAGTAAGGACTCTTTGGATCTTCGTCGATTTCGAAAACTTTCTCTGCAATAGCAAATCCATATTGCTTATATGTAAGAAGTGATCTAACATACTGACGTAATGGTGCTTCCATATTGCGAAGAGAGAAGTCGATGAACTTAGCGGCTTTCTTAGATTTAGCTGATTTGGTATTACACTCAATTCTGAAATCGAAGAATGCTCTATCAACAAATGTATAAACTGCATCAAGTGCTGTTGCTACATCTGGATCTTCGCCCATTTCTCTGTATGTGCGAATAGACTCTGGGAACTTAGTCTCGTGATTATGAAGAAATGCAGTGAAGTTACGAATTGAACTTAGGCCCAATGTACCGATTTCTTGAGAGAGAACTAGATTAGACTCTTCTTTCTGCGGAACGGGTGCTGCTTTCTGTACCGAAGTTTTTGAGTTCCAGTAGTCGGACTTTTTGGTATATTGTCTCTTAGCCACCACTACCTCTTATATTGTTTGTTGAAAAGAAGAGGAGATCAAAGATCTCCTAATCCCAATATAACACCAAACATTCTAAAAGTCAAGCGATATTACCAGCTACGCATTTTAGAAGGCATCTTAGGCATAGACGGTTTGCCTAAAGAAGATTGGCCCCAGCGAGTACTTGCAGAAATAGTAGGGATGCTAATAGCGTTGAATACCTGCTCACGTTGAATTGTGTTGAATGCAGATGCAACGGCATCGGGTAAATCATCCTTAATAGTTGCGCTTGATCTCTCACCAGTAAATACTTCCAGTTCGCGGTAGAAGTGATCTAAGGTTTCTTGGTTGTTAAATGAATCCTCTACAATGTAAACAAAACCATTCTGACAAGCACTACTGAATGGAACGAAACGTTGAAGTTTCTTTTTGTTGTTTGGCATTGCATCAGGTTTAACATTGAATCCTTGTGCGATAAGCTTCTTAGCTGATTCAGTGTATTCGATGATACCTGCACCAGATGGATCTTTAGGAAGCACCACAGTAACTTCTGTACCATCAACCTTACTCTGGTTAAGGATTAGCTTATCCCTATCCCCTGGCAGTCTACGGAAGCGTCCATATACCTTACTCTTCTCGTCGATTGCGTCATAGTCATAGTCACCGAAGATATAAATGTTACCATCACTATCTTTACCTAATTTAACAGAGGCTGTATAGTCAGGGTACTTATATTTTTCAGATGGAATAGATGCTGCTTTATCCCAACCACGAACATAAGTCATATTATTAGGGATCTCGGAATAACTAATCTTGTTCAGCCAATCGCGTTGGAAGTAACTAGAAGCCTGCTCACGAGCATACCAGCAACCATCCAATAGACGTTCACGGTTAACCTTAGTCTGTGCTTTCAGAGAAGCCAGGTAGTTTGGGTTAAGGCGAATAAGCGCTGGGTTATCAAAGATTGTACCACCAATGAAAACGAAAGTCTTAGGTGGAACATCAATTGTCTCCCCTGTATTCTGGTTGTACTGGCTACACAGATCAGGATATAATTCTCTTAGCTCTTGTTCTGAATCTGAGAATACTGGTTCATCGTTGTTGATGATGAAGTATAACTGCTTACCACACATTTCATCTGTTGGGAATCCTTTCTCGTCCAAATAAGGAAGAACAAACTTCAATACCCAACTATCTGCATCAGGGTTACAGGTTGCCAGACAGAAGCTGGATGTTTCTGATTCAGAACGAAGACGGCCAATCAAGTACAGGAACTGAGTGATACTGAAATGCGTAAGCTCGTCAAAGCCTACCATTGAGTACTGTGTACCCTGATGGTTCTGTTCTGCGGTAGATTCTAGCTCCAGATGGTCAAACTTAAGTTTTCCACCTTTGGTGGCTTGGAACTCAATCTCCATAGAAGATTCACGAACGTGTGGTTGCAGAGGTGAGAATAATTTCTTGGCCTCAGTAAAAAGTCCACCAGCGGATCTGTGTGCTTTAGTTGTTCTACGGAAAAGAACACCTTCAAACAAAGGATCTTTGAATGCAAACTTCAAAGCCTTAAGCAGTAACAGACGACTCTTACCACTATTACCTGTGACGAATGTATGCCCTGCTCTACGCAGAATCAGGTATGATGATGGGGTTTCAAAGCAATATTTCAATCCATCTGTCGGCATAGATTCGTAGATCTTGAGTGCAGTGCTTGGCTTCCCTTTGATGTTGAATGGAATTCTCTCACCAAAGAAGGTTTCTACGTATCCTTTTAGAGGATTGCCAGACTGCTGCAAAGCAATAAGATCACCAACTGCAATTTCAAAATGCTTCTTGGATTTCTTTTTCTTGTAAAATACAAACCTATGCTCCATACTTAGCTCTTGGAAAATACCAGCGGCGTTCTGGATTCTATGGAAGTTATCTTTCTTGGTTTCCATCTCAATAAAGTATGGCATAACCAGTTCGAGTTTCTTGTTGCGAGGATTGTATTGATAAATCTTTTCGTTATCGTAATACTTGATTGGTTTCCATCCGTCAGCGGAGAGATATTCCGTTTCAGCAGATACACATCCTGCTGCTCCACCGTAGATCATAACATCAGGCATACTTTCCATAGCGATAGTTTGCTTACCCTCTTGGGCATTAATATGGATGTTATTTACGTTAATCTTTTTCTTAGCTGCTGCTCTTCCCATAGGGAAACTCCTATTTAGCTACAATACCCTTTTCCTGTAGGGTATGCACATATTCCTGTAAACCATCGACTTTGACTCTATCATCTGCCCATAGTTTATTATTATCGGTCTGATTAGCCACTACTTCACCAGGAGTTACCCCATTCTTAAGTTGGCTATCTGTGTATTTTATTGGGATTGACTTAGGCTGCATTAACTTATCGGGAGGGCCAGCTACCGGAGCCGTTGCTACTACCTTGCACTGATCAATTACTAGCGGGGAAGCTTTCATTGAGGAGGCGCAACCCGTTACTAGAAGGACGGAAGCAAGTACCAGTACCTTCGTTAGATTTCGCATAGTCAATTACCTCTTGTTTCTGTTTGGCATATTTCTCATCAAGCTTTTGCTGGAGAGCGTTTGATTTGTCAGTTAGAGTTTGGATCGTGTTATTCAAACCTGCTCTATCTTTATCTGCCTGGATTTGCTGTTGTTCCAGCTTGGCCTTGGCTGTATCCTGTTCTTTCTGGAACACCTGTGTTTGGTATTGAACTCCAGCCGAGTATCCATTCTCGTAGATGTGGTGATGAAGGATCGTTCCTCCGACCACCAAAGCAATAATAATAGCTACGATTAAAACTCCCTTCCTGACGTATTTACTAGTCAGTGCTACTTTTACGATTTCTAGCATCTATAAGATCCTGTATGTCTTTGGGTGGGGAGTTATCCTTTACCTTTTTAATCGGCATCGGATTGGCTGTCTTCAACAGCCGGATTAGTGTCTCTTGGTTCATCATCTAACTCATCTTCTAGGTTCCACTCTCGGTTGTAATCGTTCTTACGATCTCTGTGTGTGGAAGCGCGGTTAAAGTCGTGTTTTACTACGAAGTTTCTCATATTATTTCTCCTTGTCTTTATGTAAAAAATCCCCTGCTTTTTAGACAGGGGCTGTAACAATAACAGAAAGGGCGCAAATGCGCAATGAGGAGAGAGGGTAATTAGATAACAATGGCCTGAGATTCAGAGTCTTCCTGATCGTCTTCTGCTTCCATTGAGGCGTGATGTTCTTCGAGCCAGGCTTCAACTTGGTCTTTGACCGTCTTGGCTGCGGTAAATCTAAGGTTAGGCGAAGCTTTTTCATCAACCACTAGATCCGCAATATAACGCATAGCTTCGAGGTATCTATCAGCAAAGATTTCTTTTACTGTACCTTGAGCATCATCCATAGCGTAAATTTGCTGTAGTTCTTTTGGTGGACGTCCAACACTTCTCTTAAGCTTCTTCATAGGTTACTCCTTTTACTACCTGTCTTTACCTTAGCATATTTAACGATTCCTGTCAAGCCTTTCGTCAGAGATGATCATCTTCTCAAGAATGGCAACCAGATTTCTCAACTGACCCTGTTCTGGTGCGAGATAGTTTGTAATGAAAGCGGGATTGTTTATAATGGTTTCAATAGCCTCATAGCAATCACGCCTAGACTCCAAGATATCTGGGT